ATATTATTAAATAATAATATAAACATAATTTTATTTTCAAAATAAAATTTAAACTACATTATATTTAATTAGTAATACACTATAAAAAACAAACTACGCTTATTTATTAGAGGATAAGCCTACTATAATTTTAATATTATTATTTATATATTATCTAATTAATTATTAATACTATTAAAACTAATATTAATATATTATTCTAACTCAATAATTTTATTATAACTCTATATTTATAAATAATGTCAAATACGGTTGAAACAAATCCTAATTTAAATTATCAAAATGATATTACACCTTCTTTTGATTTCATTGTAAAAGATATTGCTTTAAAAGCATTATTATTTTCAATGTTATTTTACATAATGAATTCTAACTTACTTCATAAATTATTACAATGTTTTGATAAATACCCTTTTATTGAAAAAAACTTTATACAATCTGTTTTATTTGGATTAGTATTTTACTTTATAAGTATTAATTTATAACTAAGTTTTTAGGAAAAACTTAACCAAAACTAAGTTTAAAAATAATTAAAAATATATAAAAATAATCAAAATTAATCTTCTTCCGCATTAGGTGCTAAACATAATCTTACAAATCCAAGACCAGCAATATCACAATGTAATACAATAGGATAGTCATTACGAATAAGAATACGAATATTAGATGAAAGATTAGAACATTTACTAAATTGAACTAAATGTTTTAATTTAAATACACCTTGAACAATTTCATCTGGATTATTTTGTTCAAATGACATACCATTTGAACTAGGTTTAATTTTAATTTCTTGAGAAGAGCATTCATTACAACCTTTAAAAATTAATTGATTACCAACACAAGTAATTTCTATTTTTTCACTAAATTGACTAATTTCACGGCATATTTTTTGAAAACGAGAACTTGACATAATAATAACACTTTTAAAACTAGGAGATGGAATATCACGACGTTGAACTGGAATATCAATTAAACTTTGAAAAATAGTATTGTTAATATTTTCTTCTTTATTATAACGTTCAATACCTAACCGATTGACGTTATCTTTTTCTACAAATAATCTTAATGTATCAGAATTTTCCATATTTTTTATAATTTTAAAAAAATGTTCTAGATTAACACCTAACACTATGGGTTGTTCGCATTTATAATCTTCAAAACTAGACTTATCTAATTTCAAATGTATTAATACAGTTCTACCTGAATCAATTGATAGTAATTTAATACCATCTTCGCTACATTCTAAATTACCTTCAGTTAATAAATCTTTAAGAAGTTCAGTAAGATATTTAATAGGAGGCGTTTTTGAAGTCCAAAGATGAAATACATATTTTGAAAAATCATTTGTTGTTGTTGAAACTAAATCACTATTAGTTTCAGTAGATGTTTTATTTTCTTCAGCCATTTTTTTTATTTATAGTATTGACTATAATTTATAATAATATTAATTAATTTTTAATTAATTTTTAATTAATTTTTAATTAATTTTTAATTAATTTTTAATTTACTTATGTATTATTTTTTTAAATTAATAAAAATGTTAGTTTTAAAATTATAAATCTTTTTTATTAGTTTTATTATTTTATTACTTTATAAAATATATTTTTTAAATAATAGCTTAATCTACTCTAAATAAATAGATTGTCATATAAGACACAAATGTAAGTAATATGAAATTTAAAAATACTCCAAGTAATGTTTCTGCTCTTATTAATCCTATAAAGGCGATTATTAGAAGAAATACAATACTAAGTAAAACATTAATACCATTCATTTTTAGTTTTATTCTTTATTAGTTTTTGGTTTAGTTTTACTTTAGTTTTTGCTAATTTTAAAGTATTATTAATTTAATAAAAGATAATAAATATGATAATTTAAATATATAAAAAATAAAAATAAAAATACAATAAAAATAAAAATAAAAATAAAAATACAATAAAAATAAAAATACAATAAAAATAAAAATACAATAAAAATAAAAATAAAAATAGAATACAAATAAAATTATTATCTTTAATTAAATAGTATTAATTTGTTAAACTACTATTATTACTATTATTATTACTTTTATTAAAAAATGTATTTTGTGAATTATTATTTAAGTTTTGTTTTTTTGTTTTATCTTTATCAATATTTTGCACGTGAGATTTATAAATAATTTTATCATTTGCTAAACAATACGTTTTTGGTATATCTAATTCATCAATATTTATTTCGTCTTTAAACCATAGTTTAATAATACTTGAATTTTTTTTAGGACTAATACTAACACCATTTATCAAATGATTTAAATTACCAAATTCTTTCATTATAAAATGACCTACACAATTAATCCAAGATTTATATGAGTTTTTCCTATCTACTTTCCAACTAATACAACCACCTTTAATATTAGTAGAACATTCCCATATAGGTTTAACAGATTTTCTCATTATGAAAAACATACCATTTTCAATCATATCTTTTCTAATAAATTTATCTAATACCCAAAATTCTTCAATGGTAGAAAATTCTAATAACTCTATATAACTTTCTAAACTCCAATCTATATTATCAGGGTTATGATACCAAAATGTATAAATTTCATTTAAATCAATACAATTTTTTTTCAAAGTATCATCCATTTTACTTACTAATAATTAATTAAATTAGTTAATAATAAAATAATAAAAGGAATTAAATAATTAATTTATTATTTATAATATATTTAATTATTTAATTATATGTATAATAAACTCATATTTTTTTAAATTAATAAAATAGTATTATTTAATAAATAATTAATACTATTTTTATTAATTATTTATTAAATAAAATATTATTAAATAATAATTACATAAAAAATAAAAATTAATTTATTAATTTTTAAAATGGAATTATTCTTACCTCTTATTATACTTATTATTCTTGGTTGTATTTATGCTGGTTCATTAAATACTGCTTCTAGTCGTTTAAATGTTGTACTTTGTATGTTAGTATTTATTATTTCTATTTGCTACATTCAATTAAACAATGATGCTTTTACTAATAGTAAAGGTTATGCTCCCATTAATTATGTTTTAAAAAATAACAATAAAAAGTGTGATGGATTAAATTATAAAGCCATTAATCAACAAATTAGTTCTACTGGTTCATATGATGGTGTAAAACTTGAATCTAATATGGTTACTCGACCTCTTATCAACCCCGTTACTATTTTTAATCCCGTTGGAGACGGTATTAAATTAACTCAACCTTTAGGTAATAAACATTTTCCTACGGTTGATGGTCAAAAAGATAGTGCGAAACACTTATTTACATTTGCTTATAATAATGTATCTCATGACTGCTGTGGTCATTCAAATATTTCTAGTGATATGGGTTGTGTTTGCTATAGCCCTGAACAATTAAAAATGATCCATGGTAGAGGTGGAAATATTTAAGAAGGTTTTAGAACATAACCCTTTTATATAATTAATTTAATAATTTAATTTTTTAAATTTTAATTAGTTTTTTAAATTTTAATTATTTTTTGATGAACACATAGTGGATTATTATCTTTTAATTGTTGTAATCCAGTTGTTTTAAAATCATATACACAACGATGACTTTCTGGTAATCTATGATTAATACAAAATCTTTTTTCACATCTACAAGATAAATCAGTTAATTTTAATTTTTTATTACATTCATTGTGATTACATTTATTTAGTGTTTCCATCTTAATAGTATAAATGTTTATTTATTATTAATACTTATTTATTTTTTTTATAAATCAATTTTTTATAAATTTATAAATAATCTATTCATTATGTGATTCATTATGTGATTCATTATTTATACATTATTATCTATATATTTATTATCTATTGGTATTTTATTATTATCTTTTAATTTTAATGTTTCCATTATAATATCTACATTCATCTTTGATATTATTTTTTCTAATCTTTTTTTTATATATCTTACACCTCCATAAGTATTATTACTATTATTATTCATATTTATTTTATTATTATTTATATTTATATTATTTATTTTTTTTATCTTTTTCTTTTTCTTTTTTTCAATAAGTTTATCAATAATTTTATGTTGTGGATTAGTATTAATATTATTATATTGCTTTTTACTATTTGAATTTTTATTTGGTTTAGTAGTTTTTTTATTGTAAAGTGAAATATTATATATAGATTTATATACATTAGGTTTAAGTATAATTTTATCTAATTGTTCCTCTAATAATTCTATTTTTTTATCTGTTCCTTCTCCAAATACATTTTTAACTACACTAGGTAATAAAAAATGTAGTGCTATATATTTCTTTTCAGTTTTTGTATAAGAATTAAATTTAATCATTTCCATTCTATCAAGTAATATTGGAGATATTTTTTCTTTATCATTAAAAGAAAAAATAAATGTTGCTCTAGATAAATCTAGTGAAATACCATCCATATAATCATCATTAAAATGACTATTTTGACTATAATCTGTTAAATGAACTAATAAATTAATTATTTCTTGACCTTTATCAGTATTACTTACTTTATCCAATTCATCAAAATAAAATATAGGGTTCATACATTGTGATTGTTTTAATGATTGAATTATTTTACCACATGCACTACCTTCATAAACATAATTACTCCCTCCTAAAAATGCTCTATCTTGGGCTCCTCCAAGAGATATAAAAATAAATGGTAATCCAAAAATAGTAGATAATCCATCTTTAATTAATGTTGTTTTACCTGTTCCCGCTTCACCGTGTATAGCAAATACAGAACCTAATGTTTTTGGATTACTTATCATTTTAGCAAGTATTTCTATGATATGGTCTTTTGTTTTGTGTTGTCCGTAAATAATAGTATCCATATACTCTTTAGAATCTTTCAAATAAGTTGCTGAATTTTTGATTTTTTCGTTATCTAAATAATGAGGTGTTTTATAAATATTAAATGGTATGTCTAATAATGTATCTATCCATTGCTTTAATTTAAAGTATTCATTATTATCTGGTGTCATCTGTTCTAATAATTGTAATTTATTTAATGCTATTTTTTTATAATATACATCTAACGATGAATTCATTATTTTAAATAAATGAGGTGTTTTAATTAATTTTAAATCTAATAATTCTGTAAATGATATAACTAATTTAGTTTGTTGTTCTATATCATAATCTAAAAAAAAATCAATATGATATTTAATAGTATCTAAGTTTAATTTAGGTTGATAATGTATTAAATTATCATAAAAATCATAAGTTTGTTTTTTTATTAACGTTTGTGTTTTTTCATCTATATTATTTTTATTATTTTTATTATTTTTAAGTTTAATGTGGTTATCAATATATTTTTTTATATCTTTATAATTAGTTTCATAGTCATCATAGTCATCATAGTCATTATTTTCTTCATATTCATTATAATCAGTATCATCACTATCAGTTTCTATTAAATCACTATTATTTTTATTAAACTTAACATATTTATTACTTTCTCTAGTATTGTATGGTTTAATATAATCTTTAACCCTAGAGAAATTAGATTTTATAGTTTCATCTAAATTAGTTCTTCTTTCTTTTTCGGATTTCATTTTTAATATTTAATTTATGTAATAGTATCTAATTTATGTAATAGTATCTAATTTATGTAATAGTATTTAATTTATGTAATAGTATTTAATATTATTTAATTTTATACTTATTAAATAAAAAATAAATAATATTAATGTAATATTTTTAAATAAATAATATTTAATAGTAAATACTAAATATAAAATATTAAATATAAAAATAAACTATTATATATAATATATTTTCTAAATATAAAAATTGAATTTATTAATCTTGTTAAATATTAATATTATTAAAAATATTAATTATAGTTAGAAGAAACATAATTAAATATAAGAAATGTCTAATTTAATTGATACAAATGAGAATAATATAGATATAGGATTTGTAAATGGTATACAATTTGGTATTTATAGTCCTGAAGTTATACGTGCAAAATCAGTTGTTCATATAACTTGTGATACTTTATATGATAGTAATGGTGTTCCTAAAATTAATGGTTTATTTGACTTACGTATGGGTCCTATTGAACCTAATGTTGATTGTAAATCCTGCGAACAAAATTATATAAAATGTCCTGGGCATTTTGGTCATATAGAATTACCTAAACCCATTTTTAATTTACAATTTGAAAGTGATATTATTAAAATTTTAAAATGTATATGTATTAAATGTAGTCGTCTTTTAGTAAATAAAAATGATAAAAAAATTAAAGAAATAATAAATAGCACTAAAAATAATAATAAAGAACGTTTTGAAAAAATATTTAAGCTTCTTCAAAAAGCACATCGTATTTGTGGAGCTATTGAAAAAAAAAATGAAACACTTTATGATAATGGTGGGTGTGGAGCAATTCAACCCTCTAAATATGATACTAAAAATTTAAGAACAACGTTTAAAATTACTACTGAATGGAAAGATGATAATGATGATACTCCTGTAAATATTATACAAAAATTTAATGCTGAAATCATCCTTGCTATTTTTAAACGTATTTCTGAAGATGATGCTTTAGTTATGGGATTTAGTCCTAAATGGTGTATGCCTAGTTGGCTTATTATGACTATTTTACCTGTAGTTCCACCCTGTGTGCGACCTAGTGTAAGACAATATAATAGCCAGCGTAGTGAAGATGATTTAACTAATAAATATTATGAAATTATTAAATGGACTAGAATGTTAAAAGAAAAACTTAAAAATACAACAATTTCACAAGATGATATTGATCTTTTAAATAATATGGTTCAATATAATGTCATTACTTTATTTAATAATGAAATTAAAGGTATTGCTCCATCTACAACCCGTGGTGGCCGTCCAATGAAAACATTAAAACAACGCCTTTCTAGTAAAGAAGGTCGTATTAGAAATAATTTAATGGGAAAACGTGTTGATTTTAGTGCTCGTAGTGTTATTTCTGCTGATGCTAATTTATCTATTGAAGAATTAGGTGTTCCAAAGAAAATTGCTATGAATTTAACTTTTCCTGAAGTTGTTAATAAAAATAATATTACACGACTTTATCAATATGTTAAAAATGGAAATAAAGTTTATCCTGGAGCAAAAAGTATTAAAAGAATTAAAGATGGAACTCAATATGTGATTATGGATAAAAATATAAACACTATACAATATGGTGATACAGTTAATCGTCATTTAATTAATGGGGATTGGGTATTATTTAATCGCCAACCTTCATTACACAAAATGAGTATGATGGGTCATCGCGTTAGAGTAATGGAAGGTAATACATTTAGATTAAATGTTGATGTTTGTAAGCCTTATAATGCTGATTTTGATGGTGATGAAATGAATATGCACGTTCCACAAAGTATTCAAACTGCTGTAGAATTAGAATATTTAGCAGCAGTTTCTAAAAATATTATTAGTCCTAGTTCAAGTTCTCCTATTATTGCTCCAGCACAAGATAATTTATTAGGTCTTTTTAAAATTACAGATGATAATGTCTATTTTTCTCACCAAGAAATTATGAATTTATTAGTTAGTATTGAAAAATTCAACGGTAATTTACCTGAACCCGACTATATTAATGGTTCAATTGTTAAATGGACAGGAAAACAATTGTATTCTTTAATTTTACCACCAATTACTTATAGTAAAAAATTTGATAAAAAATTAAAATCTATTACAATTGATAATGGTATTTTAAAAGAAGGTCAAATTGAAAAAAGTGCCTCTTCTGAGATATTACATAATATTGTTAATGATTATGGATCAAAAGAAGCAATTCGTTATTTAAATGATTTACAAAAAATAATTTCACGTTATTTAATTAGAAGTGGATTTAGTGTTGGTATTAGTGATTTAATAGTACATAAAGATATTAAAAAACGCAATGAAGATTATATTATTGATGCTAAAAAACAGGTTGTTGAATTGACAAAAAAAACTCATTTAAATATTCTCAGTAATATTTCTAATAATTTAGACCAACTCTATGATAGTAAAATAGCAATTATTAATAAAAATACAGTAGATACGATTGAAAAAGAAATTGTTGAGAAAATGCCTTTATCTAATCGTATTAATTATATTGTTACTAGTGGTTCTAAAGGCAGTGAAAAGAATATACAACAAATGATGTGTCTTTTAGGACAACAATCCATAGACCAAAAACGTGTCCCTCTTGGTTTTAGTAATCGCACTTTACCTCATTACCCACGTTTTGAAAATGGTATTGAAAGTCGTGGTTTTATTAGTAGTAATTTTATGAATGGATTAAATCCACAAGAATACTTTTTCCACGCTATGGCAGGAAGAGAAGGTGTTATTGATACTGCTGTTAAAACTGCTCACTCTGGTTATTTACAAAGAAAATTAATTAAATCAATGGAAGATTTAAAAGTTGCACACGATTATACAGTAAGAACAAGTAATAATGAAATAGTTCAATTCTGTTATGGTTATGATGGTTTTAATAGTATTAGTTTAGAAAAACAAAAAACGAACTTTACTAAAATTTCAATTGAAACCTTAACTAATGATTATTATATTGATGTAAATGATAAATTTGCTTTTGTATTGAAATCGGAACTTACAAAGATGAAAAATATAGAACATTGGAAAGAAACTATTTCTCATTATAATAAACATATTGAAGACATTATAACAGAATATCATAAGATATTTACTAAATTTAATAAGTTAGACGAAAAATTAGAATATCCTATTAATTTTAAAAGATTAATATTAAATACAACTCAATTATTTAAGCTTAATAACACATCTAATAAAAGTGATTTACACCCTATTGAAATTATTAACGAATTAAAAGAGATAATTAAATTTTGCCAACTTAACGGACAAACTAATTTAATTAGTGAATTATTAATTTGGGATTATTTATCACCTAAGAAACTTATTCGTGACCATAAAATTAATAAAATCGCCTTTAAACATATTATTACATCTATTAAATCTATTTATACAAATGCTTTAATTGAAGGTGGTGAAATGATTGGTCCAATTGCTGCTCAAAGTATTGGAGAGCAATCTACACAGATGACTTTAAATACATTTCACCACGCTGGTATTGGTTCTAAATCTTCTGTTACACAAGGTGTACCACGTTTAGAAGAAATTTTAAGTAATACTAAAACATTAAAACATAATTCATATGAAATCTATTTAACTGAAACTAATCGCTTTGATTTTGAAAATGCTGAAAAAATAAAAAACAATATTAATATGATTACTATTGGTGATGTATTAGAATCTAGTTCTATTTATCTTGAGCCAACAAATAATTATGATAATGTTTTACCAGAAGACCGTGAAATTATGGAGATTTATAAGTTATTTAATGAGATGACTAAAGATACAGACGCATATAATACAAATCCTTGGTTAATTAGATTAGAATTTAATAGAAAAAAATTTATTGAACATAAAATAACAATGGAAGATATACAAATTGTATTAAAAGAAAATTATCCTAATGTTTCACTTATGTTTATGGATGATAATGCTTCTAAACTTATATTTAGAATTAGAATTAACTTTGAAACAAATAAAGCAGATGATGATATACTTTTTATTGAAGAAAAAATAAAAGAAATTAGTGAAATAAATATTAAAGGTATTGATGGTATTACATTTATACCTTCTGATGAAAATTTATTACCAATTATAGTAAATAAAAATGGTTCATTTGTGGAGGAAAAAGAATTTACAATTACTGCAGATGGTTCTAAAAATTTAAACGCAACTATATTATTTGATATTTTAATGATTCCTGGAGTAGATGTTAATAGAACCTATAGTATTGATCCTAATGAAATGTATTCTATTTACGGTATTGAAGCAGCACGTTTTCAAATACAATATCAATTATTGAAAGTATTAAGTTCTAATGGTATTCATATTAGTCCGCGTCATGTTGATTTACTTTGTGATAAAATGTGTCAGAATAGTGATATTATGGCAATTAGTCGTTTTGGTATTAAGAAAGAAAATATTGGACCACTGGCTAAAGCAAGTTTTGAAGAATCAACAGACCAATTGCTAGAGGCTAGTCTTTTTGGCTCTTTTGATAATATTAAGGGTGTATCGAGTAATATTATGGTAGGTCAAATACCAAATTGTGGAACAGGTGATAGTATTGTTTTATTAGATGAAGATTTATTAAATACATATGATGAACCTGGCACTATGACTACAATTGATGAAGAAAAAGAAAATGAAGACCTTGATAGTTATTTTAAAACATCAGAGTATTGTAATGATATTAATGTTAAAATGTCATTGAATGATGTTACTACATTTATTGAAGATTATGATTATTATCCTGAAGTTAGTGTTGAATAAATTATTGGCTAACTTATAAATTTATTATTATTGTATTATTTTATTGTTATTTTATAATTCTATTTATTTTTTATTATTTTTTATTAATATAAACATAATCTATCTAGATACTTTATTTAACAATCGCATTACTTTATTTTATATAAGTTTATAATAAAAATATAATTTATATAAAAAATGATTATTATAGACAACAGAGAACATAAACTAATAGAATTAATTAAAAATACACCATCATTTATTATACCTTATGAAATTAAAACTTTACAAATTGGAGATATTATTATTTCATCATCTAAATATCCTGATAAATCATTAATTATTGAACGAAAATGTATGACTGATATGATTTCTAGTATAAAAGATGGTCGTTATAAAGAACAAAAAATTAGATTACAAGCCGAAAGGAATAATTCAAATACTATTATTTGCTATTTATTAGAGGGTTTAATTAGTGATTTAAGAAAACCTAATGATAAAAACCTTTTATATGGAAGCATTATTAGTTCCATATTTAGAGATACTATACCTATTATTAGAACAACGTCATTACAAGAAACATTAGATATTTTAATAAGATTAGATGAAAGAATGAATAAAAATATAAATGATTTCTTTACTTTAAAAAATAATAATGTAAAACAATATATTGAAATTAATGATACTCCAGAAAAAATTATAATCAATACTAGTAATATTAATGTAAATACTATTAATACTAATAGTTTTACTATAGATACACCTATTATTCTAAATGATAATTTAAATAATAAAAATAATAAAAATAATAATAATAAAACTAATGAAACTAATGAAACTAATGAAACTAATGAAACTAATCAAACTAATCAAACTAATGAAACTAATGAAACTAATCAAACTAATCAAACTAATGAAACTAATGAAACTAATGAAACTAATAATTTATATTTACACTCTATTAAAAAATGTAAAAAAGATAATATGACTCCTAAACTATGGAACCAACTTATACTTACAAATATACCTGGTATAAGCACATCTATTGCTATTAAAATTAATGAAGTGTATCCTACACTTACATCTTTACTCAATGCTTATACTAATTGTGAAACAGATAATGATAGAATTAAATTATTATCTACTATTCTTCTTACACATACAGAAAAACAAAAACGACATATAGGAAAAGTTATTAGTAAAAGAATATATGAATATTTATATCTAGATAATTAAATAAAATAATAATTAAAAATAAAATAATAATTAAAAATAATATAAAAATTGATTTATAAAGAATAGTAATATTAAAATAACAAATATCTATTTTAATTTTTTGAACTTATTTAAAACTATTTAAAAACTATTTAAAAACTATTTAAAAACTATTTAAAATGAATGATGATTTTAAATATCTAGATAAACTTATTGCAAATTATAAAAGTAATGAAACTAATACACTAATTAAAGAATTAGAAATAATAAAAATGAGTTGGACAAAACATAAATTATATAGTGATACTAAAGTAGAATGGGATGATTTAGATGAAGAAGAAATTAAGTTTAATACATTAAGAGAAAAAGATAAAATTTATATTGAAAGTTTAATATCAAAAAATACTAATAATAGTAGTAATAACTCAGAATTGGAAGAATGCGAAGCAGACTTAGGAAAAGGATTTAAAATAAATGATACTAGTTTTAGTATAGAAAAAAATAATGATAAAATAAAAATAATTAGACCTAAAAAAATATTTGGTGATTTACCTGGTGTAAAAAAAAGAGGTCAATTTAAAACTTCTCAAGAAATTGGAGCAACTTGTAGTGTAAAAGAAGAAGACCAGAAAACAGAATTTTATGATTTAAACACTGTTGTTGATGATACAATCAAAACAATTAGAGAGATACACCAAAATTCTGATTTCATCAAATGGATACAAGAACATTTTACGGGAAATGGTAAAATAAAACAAACACTTAGTTCTTTAAAGCCACTAATGAAAACACCATTGTTTAGTATATCAAATAAAAACCGTATCGAAACAATTTCATCTTATAAATCAGCTTCTAATCAACCTAGAATAAATCTTACGATTAGAAGTAAAACTACGTTTAATATCAATTTGATTGAAGAACTTTATACTCAAATAGTCTATATTCTTCATAATAATTTACATACGTATGATGTTGATAAAATCATAGCAATCTTTGATTTGCTAGTTAAAAATAAAGGCAGTACTTTACTTGCCTATATTTCAAGCAAAACATTAGATAGTGATAAGTATTGTATTAAATCTTAAATCTTTAATCTTTAATCTTTAATTCGTAATTCTTTTAAAACGTATCATTTTTATATTTTTCATATATAATCAGTTTATCTAGAATATACTGACAATCTTTAATATTTTTTTCTTCACATAAAATATAAGTATTAAAAATAGATAAGTATTCTAGAATATCTTTCTTTACTACACTATCTAATTTTAATAATGATATAAACTTAGATGTTATTAAGTGTTTAATTTCTGTTTTTAATTTATTTGTATATCCTTTTGATAAATCTAATTTTATATTTTCAAACAATAATAATAATTGTATAAAAATATAACATAATCCAGTAATATCGTTTTTTTGTTCTAGAGATAAAAATTTATTAGTATGGGAGATTTGTCTTAATAGTAATGGTGTAATTAAAGATGGTGTTGTTGATTTACATTTATTAATAGTTGTAAGCATTGAATTTATATAACTATTTTCATTATTAATACTGCAACCTAAACCAAAATCTGTAAATTTTATGTTTATATCATCTACTTTTTTATGAGTAGATATTAAAATAGAATTTTCATTTATATTTTGATGTGCAATATTATTTTGATGGATTTTAGACATCGCATATAATATTACTTTTATAATATGAAATAAAATATTATAGTAATTTTTAGGTGTCATTTTATGAAAATATTTTTTTAAATGACTTAAACTATAACCATCAAATATTGGAAAAACTGTAAATACTTGATTATCTACAATGCGATGTTCTACACAAGGATTAATATAATTTTTTGTTATTTTATTAGATGATAAAAACTTTAATAAGTTTAGTTCAAAAATTAGTTGCTCCAATTGCTTTTTATTGTACAATGGTTCTAGAGTTATTTTTTTACATATATATTTATTATTATTAGAGTCATATGTCATATATAAACTACCTTGAATACCTTCACCTAAATATTTTGTTAAAGTATACTCATTTTTTTTGTATTGGTTATTATTATGATGTTTATAATTATTTTGATCTTCATTATTTTTTGTATGTTTATAATTATTTGGTTGTTCTAGAGTAGTATTAAAATTATTATTAAAAATACTATTAATTAAAGAAACATTTCTATTATAATCATTATACTGATTAAGAGTAGTATTTATAGTATTTATAGTATTTATATTAAGTTGTTGAGCATTATTAGACATTTTATTAGGCTTATCCTTAAATAAACGGGTTTGTTTATTAAATGATAAACCTAAAAGAGCTTTTTAAAGCCTTGAACTTATTTGACGGTTATTATATTTAAAGTAGATATTTATTTGAGGATAAGCCCATTATATTTATTATGTAATATAAATTATACTATTAATTAAAAAGAGAATTAAAATAGTTAAAATTAAAATAGTTAAAAAAGAAAAATAGTTAAAAAAGAAAAATAGTTAAAATTAAAATAGTATTAAATTATTTTTTGATTAAACATAAGGTTTACTAAATGGTTCTTCTTCATATTTAAAATTAGGCATAATACTTCCTACATTGCTTAAAGATACATCTGTTTCAGTATCGGCTACTTCACCTTGAGGATTTAATTCAAGAACATTAAGAGGTAATCCTCTATCTACAAGTCCTGTTAATTTAAGAGGATTTGGACTAGATGATATACATACAGGTGGTCTATATTGAGGCATACTCCAATTTTCAGGAGGAACATAAGTATAACCAGGAACAAATTTTTTAGCATCATTATAGTTTTGAACTCTTAAAGCATCATCTGTATTATTACTAAATGTATTATATTGATTACATTTATTATTATCTTTATATTTTTCATAAACATCTAAATTAAATTCAGCACCTTTAAAAGCATCATTCCATTTATTATTATTCGTATTTCCAAATCCATTTTTATTTTTACCAATTAATATTTTAGGACTAAATACACTTTTGATTTCATCACCATTTTTTAATTGTTTTGTAATTTGTGTTGGTGTTGAATTAGTATTTGAATTATTACTATCTTCAAATAATTCTTTATTATTAATACCAACACCAAATAAACTATTAACTTCATTTACAGCATTTTTATCAACAATACTATTTTGTTTTAATTCATGAATATCTTGTTTTAATTTATTAATGGTTTTTTGTTCATTTTCAATATCAAAATATTCTTCAGACTCTTCTGAATTTAAAATAACATCAAATTTATCTTTAGTTGTCTTCTTAGATGAGTGATTAGTTGATTTTGTATTTAAATGTTTATTCTTTTTATTTATTTTTGATGATTTTTTTCCTTTAGAAACAAAACTTTCATAAGTATTCGTTTTATTTAATTTATTATCAATCACAATATAATTATAAGAGGCTCTAACAATAGCAATAAACGCAATAGCGAATAAACATATTTCTGGTAAAGTTAATTTATTATTATATTCATTATAAAAAATACATAATGCTATAACAATTAATATTAGTGATAGTAAATTTAATTTATACATCTAACTTTAATATTAGGATTATAAGTAAAATAAAGTTTTATAAGTAAAGTAAAGATTTAGAAAATAATTTAAATTATTTACTTCTAGTTATATACTATTTATATATTTTTTATAATTTTTTATATATTTAATTTAATAAAATATATTATTTATTAAACTATTAATAAATTAAATATTTAATAAAAATTTATTAGTAAAAATAAAGTATAAAACCGAAATGAAATGGATAAAGTAATTAGTATATAGTGCCTTGATATAGTAGTAATTTAACTATTATGAATTTGACAGAAGGAACACCAAATATACTAGAACACAATTCAAGAATAAAAGAACTTAACAGTTATTATATAGTATATATTTTAATAATACATTAAAATATAATTTGAAATTAATTATTTAATTAAATTAAATAATTAAAAATAAATATCTACTTTAAATATAATAACTGTCAAATAAGTTCAAGGCTTTAAAAAGCTCTTTTAGGTTTATCATTTAATAAACACACCCTTTTATTTAAGGATAAGCCTAATATAAACTATTAAAAAATAATTGGTAATAAAATAAAATGTTAAATACTGCTGGAATTATATTAATTATAATAATATTAATTACTCTTACTTATTGTTTAAGAAGCAAATCATTAGATAATTTTATAGTCTTTGTAGATGATGTCGTTATACCTTCTAGTTGTTATAATTACTTAGTTACGAATGGAAAACAATTTTTTCTTTTAAATAGTAAAAAAATGATAGATGGAACAACTAATCCATTGACATTTAATACTAAAGATGAAGCATTAACTTATTTAAAAAATTCGTCTTGTCCTGAAAATATTCCTTTCGTTGATTTAGTTATGAAAAAAAAAAATGATGACCCTACTGTATCTTATGAAAGACAATGTAATAAAAAAGTAGCACCTAATTTATTTGACATTGATGTTTGTGGTAAATATGGAGTTGATAATGATAGTTTAATAAATAAATACTTAAATAAATTAAATAAAATAGAAAATGATAAAAATACATTTGCTGATTACAATGTTGAAACGTGTATGATGGATAAAGTAATGAATGAAAATAGTGAGTTAGATGATACACATTTTAAATCTTATTTCTCTAATTATTTTAATAATATAAACTCTAATATTGATGAAAAATTCTTATATATATCAAATTAAATTAATATTTGTTTTTTATTTTTTTATAACTTTACTTTATTTTTACATTAAAAGCATCATTATAAGTTAATCCTTGTAAAATACTACCTAGGCATATTCCTATAAATAAAGCAAATAATGGTGTATATTTATACATAAATACAATTGGTATTAATATTAAAAATAATAATGTAAATATCATCCAATGATGTAAATGATATTTGTTATTCATACATTTGATTATTATTGAATGAAATAATAGTGGTTTTTTAGTTTAACCATTATCCATTATTAAAAAAAATGTTAATCCTATTAAAAATCCATAAACTAAATATAAATTCATAATTATTAGTATTCTAATACTTTTTATTTATTTACTATTTACTATAAATATATTTTTTTTATATTTATCTATTTTATAATCTAAAAGGAAATAATTTCTCTCTATCCATTTTACATATTTTACCTTGTCCTAATACTTTATATGTATAATAATTTATAATTAAATAGACAAACCCAAAGAAGAAAGCAAAAATAGCACTTAATATTCTTTGAGATAATTCTTGGTCAATATTACAATTAAGAGATACTGATAAACCTAGGAAGTTTAAACATAATATTCCTACTAAAAAAGTATATTTTAATACTAAAAATATATAATCCGTTAATTGGTCTTGATAAGTGACAGATTCTTTATTTTTTGCTGATGGTGATACACTTATCATATCAATAACTCCTTCAAATGATGTTGCCCCTACTTTTTTATCTCCATTATTTTTTTCATCTTCAAATTTTTCCTGGGTTTCATTATTGTATTTATTACTTAATTTAGTATTTAATTTACTATAGAGTTTTTTTTTATTAGACTTACTTTTATTACTATTTTTTAATTTCATTCTGGATACTATTTAGTTTATACTTTATATTTTAATTATATAAAATAATATTTTATAGTTTATTATTTATTTTATATATTTATTTTTTATCTATAATTTAATTATATATAATGGACTTATCCTCTAATAAATAAGTGTATTTTTTTTAAATATTGTATTTCTAATTAAATATAATGTATTTTAAATTTTATTTTGAAAATAAAATTATGTTTATATTATTATTTAATAATATATTATTTCAAAATTTATTTCTAATCTAATAATTGATACTATG